GGTATGGGGTCTACAAGCAAGAGGAGATAAATTAATTTCTCGAGGAATGTTGCGTCGCAACCTTCCTATCTCACTAAATGCTGGTGAAGAAGAGAGAGCAATTGACATTGAAGAAATGCGTGATTCATTAAAAGCATCCGTATCTTCTATGGCTGCAGCAATTCCACAAATGGTAATGCAAGGTCAAGATCCAATGAAGATTGTTGAAAAAATGGCAAGCGTTATTACTGATCGTAAAAAAGGTATACCTCTTGAAGATGCAGTAGCAAATGCTTTTAAGCCAGAACCAGCACCAAAAGAACAACCAGCACAACCAGGAATGCCAGAAGTACCAGCAACTCCTGAGCCAATGGCTGGTGGTCAAGCACCACAACTTCCACAAGGTAGACCAGCAATGCAAGAACTTCTTGCAGGTTTAACTGGCGGAGGAAACCCAAATCTATCAGCGAGAGTTACTCGTCAAATACCAGCATAACAAGGAGAAACAAATGATCGGAAAGCAAGGAAAGTCAGCCAAGGCTCCAACTTCTAGCGCAATGATGGGCAAGAAGCCAGCAGGTGCTGTTAAAGGTGGCGGAATGGTTAAGTTCGGCATTACACCTAAAGGCATCAAAGGCAACAACAACAAAATTAAGTAATTTTATTTTATAAGTAAAGGATAACTATGGCAGCCAAGACTCCAAAGAAATTCAGGCAGGCACGTAAGGCTGCCAAAGTTGAAGCTAAAAAAACTTTTAGCGGTGCAAAAAAAGCAAGATTAAAAGATCCTTTTACAAAGTATTCTAAAGACGATGTAGAAGTTCTTAAAGAAATGAAAGCGGAAGCTAAGAAGGGTTATATTACCGACGACAAAGGTAATAAAATTAGAGTTAAACCTACTGAGACCGCACAAGAGCGTATGGCTCGTGATCGTGCTGCTGCTAAAGCAGAAGCACTAAAGATGTATCCTTATGACAAAGCAGAATTAGAAGCAATGTCAAAGGCAGATCGTGAAGCAGCAGAGACTGCACAAAAAAGAATGTCTGAACCTAAAGCATCAAAAGCTGGCAAGCCAGCAGATAAAACACCTAGTGCAAATCAAAAAGTTCGTAGCGCAGTTACTGCACCAGAACCAAAGCCACAAGGAAAAGTAATAGGTAAACCAGCAGCAAAGAAAAATATGCCTGCTAAAAAAGGTGAAGGATTACCTAAGAAGACACCTATTAAACCAGCAGATGCTAAGAAGCCAGGATTACCAACTGATAAAAAATTACCAGTTGCTAAAAAGGGTTTTGCTGCAGGTAAAGAACTTAATGCAGAAGGTAAGGCAATTTATGACAGACTTATTAAAGAAGGCGTAAAGCCAAAGTCTGCACTTAACAAGGCTTTATTTCGTCAGGAAAAAGGCGCAAAGGTAGCAGCTAAAGCTGCAGCCCCTGTTGCCAAAGCAGCCAAGTCTGCTGCTAGTAAAGTTTCAGCAGGTGCTAAACCAATCGGTGTAGGTACTATGAAGAACGGCAAACTTACATTTAAGTTTGATGATAAACAAATTAAATCTATTGTTGAAAAGAATAAAGCAGCTAAGGCTATTAAAGTACCTTCAACAGTTGTATCATCTAAACCAAATGTTCCAGGTAAAGAACTTGCTGTACGTCCTAGTGCAGGTCCAGTTGTTGCTAAAACCGCTGCTAAAAAAGGCGGAGCAAAAGCTGCAGCATTAGGTGCTGCTAAAGCAGCAGGTAAATTACTTACAGGTAGAGCAGCCTTAGCAGTTACCGCTGCAGGTTTAGTTGGCAAGCCAGTATTACAGGCATTAACAAAAGAACCAGCAGGTGCTAAAAAAGCAAAGATTAATGCTGCTAAAACTCCAGGACCAGAGGCAAGAAGTAATCAACCACGTATTACTGGTCAAGGAAGATTTGTTGGCACAAAGGTAGGTGCAGGTGGATCTACTTACAGAGTAAATGCTGGAGATACATTATCTGGTATTGCTAAAAAGTCTGGCGTAACTCTTTCAGAGTTAATGGCAGCAAACAAAAAGATTAAAGATCCTAGAAAGATTTACAGAAACACTGCAATTAATATCCCATCAAAAGGAAAAGTTCCAGCTGGTGGATATGCAGGTCCTGTTCCATATCGTCCTAAAAAGAAGTAGGTAACTTATGTCAATGGTTAATCCTGCTGCTGTTCCTATGCCTGGGGCAATGTCTAATCGAAGTGACTTGCCTCCAGCACAAGGTGCAAAACGATTACCAGATGCAGCATATGGTGAGCAACAACAATTTTTAGCAGAACAGAAGTCTGCACCTATGGCTAAAGCACAAGATCCTTTAGCAAACATTATTCCATTGGGTGCGGAAACACGTAGAGCTAATGAGTTTGTTACCGCTGGAGTTGGTGGTAATACTCCTGGTCCAGGTAGAGAAATACTTAATCTACCAAACCCAGCAGATACACAAATTGCAGATTTATCTATGATATCTAAATACCTTCCGTTGATGCAGACATTTGCTGATTCACCTAATTCAACTGGAACTATGAAGGCATTTACTAAATATTTAAAAAGCCAAATAGATGAAAATATTTAAAAAGTTTGAAGAGAATCTTGAGTATCTGGGTTTTGAATTAGCACCAGTTGCTTGGGATTTAGCACGATTTGAATTTGAATCAGATGATGATCGTTATGCATTACTAGAAGAATTAACTGCTGGAAGGGAAATTAATCCGAATGGGAATATGGGATGACTGGAGAGCTGAAACAGGCACAACTTCCACACCTAACCCTTTAAGCAGAGTTAATGAATTTAAAAAAGAAGTATTAGATAAAACTGCTGTAGGTAGAGTAGAAGAAAAAGTTGGTGCTGGCATTGCTGGAGCAATTGAAAGTTCAAAAAGCAAACCAAATTTATATAAATATGTAGTTAACCCTGCCCTTAATGTAATGGAAAAGGTTGGCGGTGTGGTAAGTGCCGTTACCCAAACAGTAGCAACACCTTTCCTTGCTGCTGAAGCAGCACGTCAAGGTCAAACAAAAGGATTTGTACAAAGTTTTAGATTTGCTAGAGAGCAAGCCAAGAAGATCTCAATGGGTCAGGCTCTTGCTACCCAGGTTGGTCAAACAGTTGGCTCAATTTTGCCAGACCAAATTACACCTACATTCATGGACAAAGACTTTAACGTCTTTGATGACAAGCAAAGAAACCAAGCGTATAAAAATGAATTTCTTGGATGGCTTGCATCTGGCAGTACTGACCTAGGACTTGCTTTACTTGGTAGTAAAGGTATTGGTTCTGCGGTTAAAACAGCAAAGACCACAGCACTTGGTTCTGAAAAGATAGTAAGTAAAGCTGACCAAGATTTATTTAAAAAGAATTTAGAAGATGCAGTTGCATGGGGTACTCGTAATGATGGAACTCCAGCACCTACAGGATTATCTAAATTAGTAGATGATGCAGTTAAAACAAAAGATGTAAGTAAGATTATTGCTAACCCATTAGTATCTAATGGATCTAACCCTAATCGCTCTGCAGCGATTATGGCTCGCATTGATAACCATAGAGATATGGCAGATTATCTATTAGCTGAGCGTGGAGATAAGTTAGCTTTCCAAAGATTCTTTACTAAGTCACCTTTAATGGCTGATCACTTAGATAACTATGGAATGAATAATATAGATCCAATTTCAGATCTATCTAAGATTCATACAGAAGCTTTAGATCCTAAGTTAACGCCCAGATATACACAAATTATTGAAGATAAGAAAGCAAGAGACAGAGAATTTAGATATGCCTTAGAAGGTTTTAAGGATGATATTAATGTTGGTCAGTTCTCATCTTATCAACCAGGTAAGTTTGCATCTGTTGAATCAATAAAACTTGCCAAAGAAAAACTTAAGCTCCAAGCCAAGTTTGGTGATTTAAAATTATTTGGTAAAGATGGTGGCAACGGTTGGCGCACTCAGGTTTACCAATCAAATCCATATGATCGTGTTATCCGTACCATTGCTTGGGTAGGGTCAGGTCGTCCACAGGGAATGATTAATATATCAAACCCACGTAAATATGAATCAGCAATGGATGTACTTTCAGATCTAAACCGTCTACAAATCCTTCGTGGTCAAGAAGGTACAGACTTTAAACGCAAGATGGTATCTAGGTTTTTAAATGCCCAAGATGATACTCAACGTGCAATTGCCTTAGATTATATTGAACAACAGGTAATGTTAAAACTAGCCAAGTTTGCAGGTGCTGCAGATGTGGCTGATATCAGAACTTCTGCTGATCAGGTTAAATTAATTACCAGTTGGCACAGTGCAGTTAAAGGTCGCCGTCAAACAATCAAAGAATATGCCACAAAAAATGGTTTTGTTCCAGATGAAAACGGTGGAATTAACGTAAGTAATTTCTTTTCTATCTCAAACGAAGCATCAATCATTCCAATGCTTGATTTCCGTAAGTTAGAAATAGAAATTATATTAAATTCTAAAAGAGTTTTAGGTGGAAGGTCACCAATTACTGCTGGACAGGTCAAAGGAGCGGTTGCTTCTAAGGCTGTCATGGGTACTGGTGAGGTATTAGATTTAGCAAACGCTGTATTTAGTAACTTAAACCTTATTCGCCTTGCATATATACCAAAGAACTCAATACTTGATCCGTTTGCTCGTGCAAGTATGGCTCTTGGTAATCTAAGTTTACTTAAAAATGTACTTCCTGGTATAAATAATCTTGTTCATAACACTAGTTTGCGAGCAGATTCAGCAAAAAGATTTATTCCAGGGTCTCCAACTAGACAAGCTTATCGTGCAGAAAAGCAAGCCCAAAAAGAAATGGATATTCTTGCTGGTGAATTAAAGCCAGTAGTTGAAAGATGGGAACTTGCTCAAAAAACTTTAGATGATGCAGAGAAAAACCTTAATGCTGCAATAGCAGCACAGGCAAAAGCTGAATCAGCACTGCGTAAAGCAACTAAAACTAATAAAGCAGATCTTACTGCTGCTAAAAATAACGCAGATTATCAAATGTTCTTGGCTCAAAGAGCTTTTGTTGATGCAGATGATGCATTAACTAATAGTGCTGACATGGTAAATGGTGTTTCTTCACTGATGAAGAAACATAGAGACACTCTTACCGCTGCTGCCACACACAGAGCAGAGTTACAACAGTACAAATACCTAGGACAAGATAAAGAAATCCTAGAAGTTAATGGTAAGAAGTATACTATTGATGGTTTGGCTGATCCAAACATTCGTGGAGCCAGTGCTTATCTTGCTGAGATGGATACTGCTGCTAACTTTATTAATACCCAGACACAGTCTCAGATTTCTAGACAATTAAGAGCTGATGGAACAAGATTTGTAACCATCCCTCGTAATGATGTTAAGCCATATATGAATGCCTTAACCCACATAGCTAACCGACAGATTCGTCAAGAGTTAGACATGCCACTAGGCATGTTATTCCGTGGTGATTCACCAATTGAGGTTGTTAGATATCTATATAAAGATACTAAAGGTGCTGAGTACCGTCGTCGTATGGAGTCTCGTGCTGGTAGACCAATGGGTCAAGATGACTTTTTAAACTGGGCTACAGCAACTCAAGATAAATTGTTTAAGATGTATCCAGATCCAAACATTCGTGAGATTGTCTTAAATAGAGCGGTCAGTATTGATGAAATGACTGCAGCATTAAAAGATAGACCAGATTTATTACCTGAAATTGATGGACCAAACATTGATCTATCTGATTTAAATCGTTTAGAGCGTGGTCTGGTTAAGACTCAAGGTGCAATTGATGCAGCTTGGAGAGTCTTAGCAGCATCTGAAAATAGAATGGTTCGTAATCCACTCTTCCTTACTTACGTAAGAGAAGAGATGAAAGATCTTATTGCAGCAGCGCAACGAAATGGTATAGATCCATCAGATGCTGTAGTTAATAACCAGTTCCGTCAGGTTGCATATCGTAAAGCCACAGATCGTGTAGAGAGAACCTTATACTCCTCACGTCGCTTAAGTAATGGTATGTATGCAGCACGGTTTGCAATGTCTTTCCCTCTAGCATTCTTTAACTCACAGGCTGTGGCTCTTCGCCTTATGGCAAAGAACCCAATGAATGCTTACTGGTATGGAACTATTGCCAATGCCTTCGATAACTTTGAAAACTATGAAGATGAAGATGGCAATACATACAAGTCAATGAAAGATGTGCCACCAGGTAAGAATGTAACTGTTAAATATCCAATACCTTATGGAGATAAACTACCAAAGGTAATTAAAGATTCGCTTAAACCATATACCGATTCTCGTGGTGGTGGATTAAAGTGGAATCCAAAGCAAATGGAGTTTATGATTGCCGATCCAAGCGTGTCTTGGTTTGGTGGAGTTACATTATCTGAACTTGTAAAGAATGGGTTTACCGCACCATTTGGATTATGGAAGATTTACGGCGAGGATATATCTGAAGGATTAAGAAATACCTTTGGAGATGACTTCTATGAGAATAGCTTGCTATATGCTGGCTATCCAATTGAAGGAAAGAACATTGCTGAAACTGCAAAGAATGCAATAGTTCCAAGTTACTTACAATCTTTAATTGATTCAGGAAAGATCCCTGGACCAATTGCAGCAGCAATGTCAGCAGTTGGTTTAGATAAGAGTGAGCGGTTTGCAGATGATGTAAACATGTTCTTTAGAGTTCAATACTCTGAATGGGATCGCAATGGTCGTATAGGTGCTCCACCTGATATGGCAACTGCTGCTAAGGCAGCAGGTAATATGGCGTTTATTAGGTCTATAAGCCAGTTCTCAGCACCTATTGCTACAACATTTGATCCAGTAACTAGGGCTGCAACTCAGTATTACAGCGATCTAGTAACACAATTTAATGGTGATTATGATAAGGCTCAAGATAGATTTGTTCAAGACTTTGGTGTTGATGGTCTAGCATTTATTGGATCTAACCGAAAGAACATAGCAGGAGTAGCAGCAAACCTATCTGATATTAAAATGCTACGTAATAACCCAGAGTTATTAGAGAGTATCGGTAGATACGATACCAAGTTTGCACAGATGTTATCTACTGGCTACGGCGATTTAACAGATGAATACTCAACTGAAGTTGCTGCAATCTATAAAAGAATGAATTTTCCTGGTGGATATAACTCACCATTGACCCAACAGAAGAGTGCTGAAGAAGTACGAAAGTCTGTTGAGGCAAGACGTGGGTGGTATGAATATGACAAGCTTTCTAAATGGAGAGATGCCATGATGTATCAATATGGTATCCGATCTACCTCAGAAGCAAGATATGAAACAACTGGTATGCAAGCATACTTCAATGAAGAGGTTGCAAGAATTAGTGGCGACTTTAAAGGTTGGGCTGACGAACGTCAGCAAGGAGCAAAAGACTTTTGGAACGTAACCGTTCCAGTAATTGAAGAGATTGTTAATAACCAGAAGTGGATGAGCCATGCTGGTAAACAAACCAACAAATGGAATGAAATTGCTTTCTATCTACAACAGGTAAAGCAATGGAAAAAAGACTACGACTTGGTTATGAACGATCCTCGTCGTGAAAGAGATCTAAGGATTCAATTGTCTCAATGGCATTTTGATTTCCTACAAGCAGCAGGAGATGATTTTGATACATTCTCAGCAAGGTGGTTTGAAAACATGCCTCAATTAAGTACAGATTTGGTGGTAAGATAATGGCTGAACCAAGATACGGTCCTAATGGAGAAAGTTTAGTTCCAGGAACTAAAGCCTATGAACAAGGTTCAACTGTTAGACCACAAATGTCTACATCAGATTTACCTGCATTTACTCCTAGAACAAAACCAATATTAGTTCCAGGAGTCAGTACTCCTGTACAAGCAGATGAAGCTAAAGCTTGGTTTAAATTCTTAAAAAATAATAACAAGGCACGTTATGATCAATTTATTGCTGAACTTGCAGCAAGAGGTGTGCCTAAATCTGCAGCCCAAAAAGTATGGGGAGATGCAGTTGACTGGACACAAACAGTTGGTGCGGTAAGTTCTAACCCAGAAGATTACTTAGATGTTTTAGATCCATCAGATTATCAAGGTGCTACCAAAAAGTATGGAACTCAAAAGCAACGTGATGAGCGTGTAACTCAATATAGCCCATCTAGTGCAGCACAAATAGTTTCAGATACAATGGAACAAGAACTTGGTCGTACTGCATCTGCTGCTGAAATAGCAGCAGGAACAACTGCAATGAATGTTGCTGCTAAAAAAGAACCAGGTATATTTGAAGGAACTACAACTACTGCTCCTGGCGGTAAGGGTTTTGAATTAGGTCAAACAACCACCAAAGGAACTCAAACAACTGGATTTGATCCAACCATGTTTGCTCGTAACTTTGCTCGCAGCCAACCAGACTTTGCAGAATCATTTGCTGCTAAGAATGTATTAAAGATAGTTAGCAGTCTGTTAACTGACAGAAACACTATTGGAAATGTGGTGAGCTAGTGTCGTACAAAATTAAAAAAGGTGACACCCTTAGCGGTATAGCAAAAGCTAATAACACCACAGTTAAAAAGATTATGGATGCTAATCCATCTATTACCAATCCTAATGTAATTAGGGCTGGTGCAACAATTCAAATTCCAGGCAAAACAAAAACACCACCTGCTACTGGTGGTACAGCTACCAGTACAAGCACTGGTGTTGTAAGTGGTACTACTACCAGTTATTCACCTGGTAGTACTTCGGTTGTTAATACAGGTATCTCATCTACTGGCGCAAGCCAAATGGATAAGTTTTCACCAGAACAACTTGCTGCTAAATTTGGTGTGGCTGCTGCTGTTATTAATTCAGATAAGTCTCTTCAAGATGCATTGAATAAAATACTTGGGCTTGATGGTAGTGGAACTATGATTACAGATCCAGAACTACAAACCCAGATTATCCAAAACACTAGTTGGTATAAGAACCAAACAGATACTCAACGCAAATATGCATTCTTTAAACAAACTAATCCTGGTCAATTTGCTGCCGACTTACAATTAAACGCAAGTGAGATTGTAAAAAAATGGGCGCAAAACGGTTTATCCATTTCTGCTACAGATGCAATTAAATATGCAGAACAAATGATGCAACAAGCTGTTATTCAAGATGGCAAAGTTGTTAGATACGATCAAGCTTATTTAAATAAATTGATGGCTGATTCTATTAAGTTTGATAAAACAAATACTTTTGAAAGTAATGGTAAAATTCTTTACGATCTTGATGGACAGCTTGAGACTATGGCTCAAGCTTTGTATGAAAGAGCATATGAATATGGTTATCCAGCAACCAGTTCAAATGAAGGATTTAAAAAATGGTTCGAGTCAACAATCAGAGGATTAGTTGCTGGAACCTTAAATCCAGAAGATGTTGATAATGAATTAGAGCAACGTGCTATATCGTTATTTCCTGGATTGGGAGATCGAATAATGCGTGGTGAAACATTACGCCAAGCTGCAGATTCACATTTAAATACTATTGCTAATACTTTAGAAATGGATGTTAAGTCATTAGATCTTAACAACGATATTGTCCAACAAGCTCTTAACTATACAGACGATAAAGGAAATATCAAACCTATGAATCTTTACAGTACAAAGAAATTGGCTAGACGCCATCCAGACTTTGATTTTACAGAACAGGCTAAACAAGAAAAAACAGGTATTGGTCAAATAATTCTTAGAGATCATGGGTTTCTAGCATGAGTGCATTAGACGCAGCAAACTGGGCAAGAACTGTTGGTAATCTTCGAGGAGCATTAGAGGCAGATAAAGCATCAGAATCTTATAATCCTTTATCTAAAATGAATGTTACTCCAACACCTACTGCTGTTACTCAACCAAACGTAGATCCAGGATTTACTGCAGTTTCTTATAAAAATTTAGATGCAACCACTAAAGAAGTAATAGCAGCTAATGCTGCTTCTAATAATATGACACCACAACAATATTATGAATCTCGTGGTGGTGTTAATAAAGCAGGATATTATGGAGATTCTTGGAGCGCACAATCTAATTTAACTGATACTGAATATCAAAAAGTTATTTCTGATGCTCGAGCACAAGGACTAACTGGTGTTTCTATTGGTCAAGCAATCAATGCTGCAACTGAAAAAAAGCGTATAGAAAATGGATTACCTCCATCAACATCAACTGGTGGTACAGGTGGTGGCACAAATACAGGTGGGGGCGCAGGAGCGGGAACTGGTACAGGTGGCGGACCAGTTGCTGGCGCAACAACTGACGCAGCCAATAAAGCAGTATTAGATCAAATAGCATTACTTACACAACAGATTGCTAATATGCAGGCTGCTGCTGCAGCCGAAGCTGCTAAACCAAAAGTTGTTGGTCAAAAAACTGTACGTAAAACTGGTGGTGTAGTTGAAGTATACGAGACCATGTCTGATGGTACTCAAGGTGCTTTGCTATCATCATACACAGATTTTGGTGCTCGTGATTCAGTAATGAAAATGTTTGAAAATACTGGATTAGGTCAAGCATATATTACTTCTCTTATGGATACTGTTGATCAAGTTTATAGAGATAACATAGCACCAACCGAAGCACAAGTTTTAAATAGTATTTATAATAGCGAGGCTTACAAGACTCGTTTTGCTGCAAATGAAACAATTAAAAAACGTATGGCTGATGGTAAAGGAAGACCTGGAGATAGGCTTCTTACACCTTATGAATACATTCAAACAGAAAAAGCTTATGAAGAAATTCTTAGAGAAGCGGGGCTTCCTACAGGATTCTATGACCAGCAAGAAGATTTTACTAACTTCATTGCTATGGGTGTAAGCGCAGCAGAATTAACTGATCGAGTTAACATAGCCAGAAATGCTTTGAATAATGCCGATGAAGGTATTAAGACAGCACTTAAAGATTACTATGGATTAACCAATGAGGATTTAACAGCATACCTTCTTGATAAAGATAGAGCAATTAACTTAATTGATTCTAGATTTAGATACACAACTGAAGAAGCCAAGAAGATGTACACCTCTGCCGAGATTGGCGGGGCTGCACTTCGTGCAGGTCAGATGTCTGATAAAGCATTTGCTGAAGAAATTTATAAAGCAGGTAAAGCAGGTCAAGCAGAATCTGCATTCCAGACCGCTGCTGTACAACAAAGAGATTACAGACGCTTAATGGGTCTATATGGTGAAACCGCAGGCGAGCAAGATATTGCTCGTGAAGAGTTAGCCCTTGCTGGTGGCACTGATGTATCCGTTAAGAAGAAGAAACTTGCATCTCAAGAAAGAGCAATGTTCCAGCAGAAGTCTGCAATTGATACGACATCTCTTGGTCGTAGATCTAAAACAGCAGACGTATAACTAGTTTCCGTTCCTGACCGACCAGCCCAGGTAACGTGTATAAGTCTGGTAGTCATCACGTCTATGAATCACTTCCCCTGGTGAGGAGTACGTGTGGTGCAAGCCCGATGAGGGTCCAATCAACTATAGGGAGAAAACGCAATGGCAGAATATACAGAGTACGACTTTGAAGATGATTCTTCAGATTATGGTACTGATTTAGTAAAGAAACTACGAAAGCAAGTTGACCTACTTTCTAAAGAACTTAAGGAAAGAGATCAAGTTATTCAAGAGTTTCAAACTTATAGTCACGAAGCATCAGTAGGAGAAATCCTAGAGAGCTTTGGACTAAATCCAAAAATCGCTCAGTTCATTCCATCGGAGATTGAAGCCGACGAGGATGCAGTTTCTGAATGGTTAACCGAATACGGCGAGGCTTTTGGAATTACTGCCGTTGATGAATCAGAGGCTGGTTATGAACCAGACGCTGACGCTCAATCTTTTGAGCAAATATCAGACTTTGAGAATGGTGATATCGATCCAAGTATTGGTCAAGATATCTCTTCACTTATTGCTAACGCAACAAGCCCAGAGGAATTAACCAGTTTCTTAAAACGCTGATAGTCCATATCAAACCCTAATAGAAGGAAATTATGCCTACTACACCCGCAACGTCAACTACGACAAGCACATTGTCGAACTTGATCCAGACGGCGTATGATAAGTATATCGAGTTTAACCTTCGCTCAGAACCAATGTTCCGCAAATTTGCGGACAAGCGTCCTGTCGATGTGACAAACCCTGGTAATACTGTTGTATTCCAAGTCTACACAGATCTATCTCGTGCTACTTCAGCACTAACCCAGACACAAGATCCAGATGCAGTACAGTTGAACAACACTAACAAAGTAAACGTTACTGTTGATGAATACGGTAACTCCGTAATTACAACTGAGCGTCTTGCTCTTGAGTCTCTATCTGCAATCGACCCAGCTGTTGCTGACATGTTGTCATTCAACATGCGTGATTCACTTGACTCATTAGTATGGGGCAAGTTGACATCAGTTGCAACTGGTCGTTACACAGGAACTTCATCTGCTGATGAGTCAACCATCAACGGAGAGAACGTATCTTCATCTACTTCTGCACCATACATCACTGCTGCTCTTGCTCGCAAGGGTGTTGCAAAACTACGTGGTGCTAACGTATCACCTCGTGATGGTGGTTTCTACACAGCACTTATCCACCCAGATGTGTCTTATGACCTTCGTTCAGAAGCACAATCAAGCGGATCTGCTGTATGGCAATTGCCTCATACCTACACCGAAGCTGGTGTTGGTAACCTATGGACAGGTGAGATCGGAATCTACGATCAGATTCGTTATATCGAAACACCTCGTGCAGAATCCATTTCAGGATCTGGTACATCAAAGGTTTATGCAACTGTTCTTCTTGGTAAGCAAGCTCTTATCGAAGCAGTTTCATATGAGCCAAAGACCGTTATCGGTCCAGTAACTGATAAGTTGATGCGTTTCCGTCCAGCAGGATGGAAGGCTTTAATTGGATGGAACATCTTCCGCAAGGAAGCACGTTA